ATACGCCTCGTGTCCGCTGGTTTCATGGAGTTTACACAGATCCTCACCGACGGTGTGAAACAGGCTGGTGAGATGGTGGCCCTTCAAGCGAAAATGGCCATGTGGGCCTCACTAGCCTCGGACGGTATGCTTTCCTACACCGACGCTTTCGAGCAAGCTCGTGGGCAAACTGAGGCCCTTGCAGATGCTTCTGTGACGGCCGTTGCGTCCCTCGATGAACTCAGCGCCGCTTACGATGAGCTCGGGCAAACTGCTGTTGGACTTCCAGAAGACATGATCCCGGGCTTCACATCCCTCGTCGATTTTACCATACTCATAGCTAAAACTACTGACTCATCAATGAAGCAGGTGCGGCAGGAGCTCCAGGCACTCCTGTCCGGCCAGGTACGTACCACCAACGTTCTCATTCGGACGGCCAAGCATCTGGGAATGATCTCAGAAGAGGACATACAGAACCTCAAGGAGCAAAAGAACTCCTACGAAATAATCGTAAAGCTTATTAAGCAGATAGATAGTGCTTGGGGTGAGGCGAAGCAAAAGCTCATCATGGCCGACGTCAACACCGGCATGAAGATGTGGTACGATACGCTTGTACGTATCGTTAGTAAGAGTGAAGAGCTGGCGTCTAAAGAAACTGGTGTCCAGAGTATTTTTGGTGCAACGGCCTACGAGCATTTCGACAGGCTACAGAAAAAACTGCAAGGTCTCGGTACTGAATACACCGGGGCTATGCAAGCCCTCAACGCTGGCTTCGATACAACGCTTACGTTGGTGGAACAGCTTATAGATAAACTTATGCAAGGCGTTTCTACTCTTTGGGATATGCGTGATGCACTTACACCACTTTTATCTATAGCTGGTGCTGGTATAACGGGCAAGGCTATTGGGAGCCTTCTTGGTATGCCAGGTGTAGGAACTATCGTAGCATTAGTAGCAGCAGTTAATGAACTTATAAAATCGCTTACAGATCTTAATTTCATAGGTCTCGTTTTAACTAAAACCTTCGACGGCCTTGGTAAAATATGGGATCTTTTTAGTAATGTGGCTAAAGGCCGTGTAGGCTTTGGAGGTAAGTTAACTGAAACCGGGATCTATACGGCATCTTTCGAGGAACTGCAAAACGAAGCTCGTAAGACAGCCGCTAGGATACAGGAAATCAATGCTAGTATCGTTGACACCGGTACGGTCACACGTGCTCAAAAAGAAGAGTTGCAAACGCTTTCCACTTATCTACAGGAAGTGCAAAAACGGGCCTCGTTCCTTAAAGAACATATGGTAGAGGCTAAAGATAGCCTTAAGGCATTCTTTAAGGAAACAAAAAGTGTTAGTGGTATGCTGGAAGAGCTTAAGTTCGATCCATTCAAAGCTCTCACGCAGGCCGCTAGTGAAGGTGACGTGGGCACTGTTAACATGCTTAAAAACCTCGCCAAACAGCAGATAGAGGTTAACAAGGCGATGCTTGTGAACCAGCTTAACACGGCCAAGCAGATGAAGCAGTCGCCGCAACAGCAAGCTCTTATAACAGCACTTACGGTCACAATAGCACAATATGACAAACAGCTTAAAAGTGTAAACGATGCCGAGCAGAAGGCACTGGATGTGCGTAAGGCACAACTCCAGCCGATAACAGCCATTCGCACAAAATATGAAGAGCTTACGGCAACGCTTAATGGTAGCCTGGGGGAATATAACAAACAGAAGACCATACAGGAAACGATTGCAGCCGTTTCCAAAAACACTGGCGGAGTTGTTACCAAGGCTCAAAAGCAAGAGATAGCCTACCTTGTTGAAACGATAGCCAAGATGGAAGAGAAGATTAGCCGTCAGAAAGAATGGCTATCGCTGTACGATGCACAGGCAGCCGAGAACGCTGCTATAGATAAAGCACGCATAAGCTCTACAGCTGATCTCCAAAAGCAATTCTATCAAGACTTGTATAACGCTCAGACTACTGAAGAACAGCGGGCTAGAGATGCTCTTACGGAAAAGATTAATACATATAGAAACACATTGCAGGCTATGGGCGTTGCGGAGGAGGATTTTAACACACTTAGAGATAAACTGTGGGCTGATTTTGATAAAAAATATAAAAAACAGCAGCAATCTTGGCTAAGTGCTGTTACGGACGGCTTAGACGAAGCTGCTAAAGACATAGGATATACATATGATAACATAAAGGATACTGTAAAAAGTGCTTTTTCAGGTATGACGGAAGCACTGACAGATTTTGTTGTTACAGGAAAATCGTCATTCTCGGATCTTGTTAATAGCATTATAAGCGATATTGTCCGCATGCAGATTGAGACTTCAGTAACCAAGCCCCTCTCAGAAGGCTTCTCCGGTCTCATGTCTAGTTGGTTTGGTATGACGTCTAACGCCAAGGGCGGCGTTTACAATAGCCCGTCTCTGCATAGCTATACCAACACTGTGCAAACAACGCCAAAGCTCTTCACGTTTGCACAGGGCGGCGTGTTCGCTGAGGCCGGACCGGAAGCCATCATGCCCCTTGAACGTAACGAGCAAGGTGAACTTGGCGTAAAGGCATCTGCGTCAAACGTTACGGTCAATGTAATCAACGAATCCGGGACGCCAATGCAAGTAACGCGCCAAGAGCAATCATTTGATCTCCAGGGTGAGATTATTACACTTTGGATAGATGGATTCCAGCGCAACAAAAGCAACCTGCGCACCATGTTAGGAGGCTAGTACAACATGGCTACATTTCCTATTACGCAAAAGCCTTCGTCGTTTTCTGAAACGCCTACGAAAAGTCAGATACGCAGTGAGTTTGAAAATGGCACAGTTATATCTAGGCCGCGTTATTCTCGCGGACGTTCTATGTTTACGCTAGGCTGGTCATTTTTACCTGAGGCCAGCTATCAAGAACTTGTAGACTTCTTTTACACGAACCAGGGCTATACATTTTCATACGAGCATCCTATTACTGGAGATATGCTAACGGTGCGTTTTAGTGATGATAATGTAGGCGAATGGAAGTGGGCTAAGCCTGGCTATCGCTCAGGTTCCATAAACATAGAGGAGGCATAGGTATATGCTTTCTTTATCTAGCGCCGCGATCATAGAGAAGAATAAACTTTCTACAAACACAAACTGGATCATCCTACTTGAGATACAGCTCACAGATGGCCAGGTTATACGCGTCTGTAGAAACACAGAGAACGTACTGTGGGGCGGTGAAGAATGGGTAGCCTTCCCGTTTACCATTGACGATATATCTGAGCAGTCTGCTGGTGAAGAACCACAACTTACGGTAAGTGTAGGTAACCAGACCCGGGCAATCCAATCATATATAGAAGAAGGTAACGGCGGTGTGGGCGCTACCGTCACCATACGCGTTGTATTCCAAAAATACTATGGCCAGAATACGTACCTTGAGGATGTTGACGGAGCCCCTATTACTGATGTAGAAGATGATTATATATATCTGATACATACAGCAGAGCCTTCTGTTGAGCTGGAATATGAGTACGTGTGTACAGGCTGCACGGCCACGTCAGAGTGGGTTACGTTTACGCTAGGAGCATCAAACAACAACTTCCGTAGAGCGTTCCCTAGACACAAGGCCTACAAAAACATCTGCCGCTGGAAATTCAAGAGCCCTCAATGTGGCTACACAGGCACAGAGTTCGATACGTGCCCAAAGACGCTAGCTGCATGCCGCGAGCGGGGAAATAGCACACGTTACGGGGGCTTTCCATCCATTGGTACAGGAGCACTTTATGTTTGATCAACGTCTTATAGGAATACCGTTCGTTGATGGTGGAAGAACGTTTGAGGGGTGTGATTGTTGGGGGCTTGTACGTCTCGCGGCAAAAATCATATACAACGTAGACTTCCCGGACTACGTTATCACATGCTTCGATAGCATTGGTATAGATGGCTATTGCAAGCGGGATCTTATACGTCAGTGGAAGCCTATTAAAGGACCGGAAGAATGTGCCATAGCTATCATGGGCACGGACAAAAATGCCCCGGACCTCATGAACCACATAGGCCTCGTTATTGGCCGCAACAAAATGCTCCATACACTTAAAAAACAGCACTCTCACATAGAACGTATCGATCACCCTTTCTATAGAAAACGAATAAAAGGATACTGGCGGTATGTTGGATAAAAACACCATCACAGTCACTGTTATACGCAATCCATTTGATCCTCATGGCTCGCGGCTTATAAAAACCATACCATTCGAGGAAGGTAAAAGCGCGGCTTCCTATCTCACGTCATTCTATCCTCTCGTGAAACCTGATGTTGATATCGTAGCATCCCATAATGGCTTAATTGTTGAAGAACCACAGCACGTGCTGCCTAAAGCTGGCGATTCACTTGTTCTCTGTCCCGTGTTCCACGGTGGGGGTGGTGGCGATAGTAAAAATCCGCTTAAGACGATAGCGTCTCTTGCGGTTGTAGCTGTTGCTGCGTGGTCTGGGCAAGCATGGCTTAGTGCTATGGGCATGAAAATTATTGGCCCTACCGGTGCTGTCATAGGCTATACAGCTACATCTAAAGCTATCGCTGCTGGAGTAGCCTTAGCAGTAGGTACTATAGGTGGCATGGTAGTAAATTCAGTCTTTCCCAGCAACTTTAGCACAGCTAGTGCTAGCCTATCTGACTATGCAGACACATCTACTACATATTCTTGGTCCAAGGATAGTAATCCTTATGAAGAAGGCACCACCGTTCCTGCCCTTTTTGGAAAAATGCGTGTAACACCTGCCTTAATCAGCTCTTACACCGAATCTGATGGTGATGAACAATACCTGTCTTTGCTTTATATGATAGCTGAAGGGCAGGTAGATAATATTACAGATATACAAGTAAACGACACCAACTATAACAACTACGACTCAGTATCTATAGAAAAACGTTACGGTCATAATGAACAAGACGTTATAAGCTATTTTGGAGATACCTATTCAGATATAAGCGTTTACTCTCAATTAAACACAGACCTTTCGTGGACCACCGCAACCACGATGGGCAACTCCTGTGATGGTCTTGTTGTAGTTATGGTAGCCCCAACTGGCTTATGGTATGCTAACGATGAAGGTTCCCTTAACACTGTTAAAGTATATTTCGAAATACAATCGCGCCGACAGCTAGATGCTTCAGCAGACACGTGGGATGATTGGGAAAGCTGGGGCACTTACAGTATGTCAGGATCGGATTATAGCACCACGCGTAAATCCATCCGCAAGGACAACCTTACACAAGGCAAGTATGAGATCCGTGTAGCCTTCACGCAAACGCCGCCCACAGGTAGTCGTTACGGTAGTGATATATACTTAGACTATATACAAGAGGTATACTATGATGACTTCACGTATCCAAACACGGCCCTGTTAGCCGTAAACGCCCTTGCCACAAGCCAGCTTTCTGGCTCTATGCCTACGGTTACCTGCATAGCAGATAAACAAACTGTAAGTGTCCTGGGCGAAGATAAGCCTGCAAGTAACCCAGCATGGGCATCGTGGCTTATCCTCACTGACACCATCACTGGCCTAGGTATAAATGAAAACAAACTCTCCTACGACGAATTTGAAGAGTGGGCAGAATGGTGCGATGAGAAAGGTATCTATTGTGGGCTATATGTGGATGAGACACTAACGGCGCCGAACGCTATGGCTATGCTCGAACAGCTTGGACGTGGCCGCGTTATAAAACGTGGGGATAAGTATGGTGTTATCGTAGACAAGCCCAGTGATCCTGTACAGATGTTTACCGTCGGCAATATTATTGCTGATACGTTTGAGGAAACGTGGCTAAGTCTTGAAGACAGGGCAAATTCTATACAAGTTGAGTATTGGGATGAAGAGTACGACTACGCTAGAACAACATTCCAGGTACGCACAGACCCATTTCTTGGCGATGATGTAGATATAGAGACAACTGTTACGCTTACAGGGTGCACGAATAGAGAGATAGCTGCCCGCCATGCACAATACCTCTTAAATTGCAACAAATACCTGTTACGGACAGTATCTTTTGAGGCCCAGATAGACGCCATTGCTTGCCAGCCTGGGGATGTTATACTTGTACAACATGATGTGCCACAGTGGGGCTATGGCGGGCGCGTGCAAGCGTTTGAAGACAATATACTTACGCTAGACCGCGAGATAGAGATGCCACTCTCGTCCGGCTCCTATAGCATTATGCTCCGGCATAGCGTAGACGATAGCATTGAAGAGCATACGCTTACGACTGGAGAACAGACAACGGACCAAGTCGTTGCTAGCGGGGCGTGGGCTATTGACCCTGAGCCGGGAGACATCTATAGTATAGGCGAAACGAACATTGTAACCAAGCCGTTTCGTGTTGTTTCCATAAGCAAGTCTTCTGATTTGCAGTGCAAGATAACGTGTCTTGAGTATTATGATGAGATATATGATGATGAGGGTGAGATACCAGAAGTTACACAATATAGTGCCCTTACAACAACTGCCAACCTTAAAGGTAAAACAACTGTTCGTAAACTTGAAGGGCTAGAAAAGAATGTCCTGTGTCTTACATGGTCCGGTAGTGCTATGCAATGGACCGTATTTAAGCGTCTGCTAGGCACGGATAGCCCATGGGAATTCATAGGCACAACAACAAGCCCGCGTTTCGACGTGTTTAACCTGCAAGATAATAGATACTACCAGTTTTGTGTAACGCATAGTGGTTCTCCCGCGGACGGGAAAACAGTAAGTGTATCCTTTCCTGGTGATGCTACGCCTGCGGGCACTGAAGCAGTTTATACAAGTGATGGTATTACGGTAGTTAAAACAAGTGATGGAGAAAACGTTTACGTTATAGGAGAATAGCTTATGGCATTACATCAAGAATTAAGTGGCACAGAGATACATACGCCATTTGCGTTTGTTTACGCTGATGCAACAGCCCGTGAAAACGCTACGGGGCTTACAAGTAGTGATGAGCAAAAACTTGCGTTGCAAACGGATAAATATAGCTTGTGGGTGCTAGCAGATTCATCTGGACCAACGTGGATAGAAGTTGGCACACCTCAAGGTGGTATTATAATGTGGTCTGGCAGTATTGATTCTATACCATCAGGATGGGCTCTTTGTGATGGTACAAATGGCACACCTGATTT